GGCTTTGATGCGTGCTCGACGGCGGCCAGCACGAGCGACCCGCTGATTACGACGTGCGCGGACCATACGCTGAAGGTGTTCACGTTCCCGGAATCGGCGGCGGCGCGGAAGGTGACGATTTTCGCCACCTCCACTGTAGCGGGCGATCTGCAATTCGGGATTACGGCGATTGGGTAATGGCCGATGCTGATTACCTGCACTTCGGCGACCTCGACCGATGGGGAACTCCTTTCAACAGGAGCGAGTCTGCGATCTGTCTTAGGAGCGACCTCTACCACCAACGCTGATTTATTCGCGCTCCAGACCGATCTTGTGCGGCGCGCGTCCCGCTGGCTCGAAGGCCCAAAAGGGCTCGGCTATCCCTGCCAGGTGCAGACCTACCTAGAAACCGTCCCGGCTTTCGGTGGGCAGACCTTGATGCTCAGCCGGACCCCGATCCGCGTGGTCCTACGGATGTTCGATTCGACCTCGACCGACACAGCGACGGAATACTGCTCGACTGATTACCGCATCGAGGACGCAGACGCAGGCTTGCTGAGTCGTGACGCTGGTTGGGATTGGACGGCCGGCGAGAAGTATTACCTGGGTAAGGCCATCATCCCAAACAGCGAACTCAAGCCCTGGATGGTCGAATACATCGCGGGCTGGACCTATAGCGGGCTGACGACGGATTCTGATCACTATTCAACTGGCGGCGTGGGTGGATCAACCTCTACCTATCGGACCTTCCCAGACGACCTCGAACAGGCCGTACTTCTGAAGGCGGCGGAATGGGCGCGGTCTGGCGCCGGGTCTGGGGTGCAGTCTGAAAGTGTGGGGGATCTCAGCGTGACCTACGCCAGCGCTGGGAACTACCGATCTGAGGCGGCGGATCTCGTGCGGCCGTACCGAAGGCTTGCATGATGACAATAGTTTCATTTCTTCGCTTAGTGTTCTGTGGCTGTGGTGATTCACACGGCGGCTATATATGCAACCGTTCTTACGGCCATTCGGGCCGACACGCGGCGAGTGCATGTATTGCTAGTGGGCCACCATTCGTGGTTTCTGAGTGGGACAGGCCATGAGAAGCATCGCCAGCTTCCTCCATATGATGCCGGACTCCGTGACGTATGAAGCTCGTGCTGGCACGGATGCCTACGGCGATCCGACGTGGGGCACGGCGCAAACCATCAAGGCGCGGGTCGTTGGCGAACAGAAGTTGATCCGCGGCTTTTCCGGGTTGGAAGTGCTGGCGGCGCAGACGGTGTATCTCGGGTCAACGGTCATCGTGCAACCGACTGATCGGATCACGTTATCGACCGCGATCGTTGGGTCCACGCAAGCCACGGCCATTAGTCCACCGATTCTCGGGGCGAAGCGCATTCCCGACCAGAGTGGCCAGCATTCATCGGTGATTTACCTTGGCTGATGTGATCTTCACCTTTGAGCTGAAAGGCACCGCTGAAGTCCACGCGAAGATTGCCGAGGCGCTGCGCTCGATGTCTGGAAAAGCGGAAGCCGCGCTGTATCAGGAAGCCGAACGCGAAATGGCGGCATCGAAGCTCAGGGTGCCAGTCGATACCGGCACCTTGCGCGATTCAGGACATGTGCAACAGCCCGAACGCGATGCCTCTGGTGTCTCAGTCACGATGGGCTACGGAGGCGCGGCGGAAGATTACGCGATCATTCAACATGAGTCATTGGAATTGCACCATACGGTCGGGCAGGCGAAGTTTCTCGAGAGCGTGTTGCAAGAGAGTGCGCCACATCTTCTCGAACGCATCGCGAACAGGATAACGGTGTGATTCTCGATGATTTGGGCGATTACTTGTCAACGGGAGGGCTTGGCTTGACGAGTGGGACGAATCTTTTTCTCGGCACCTGGCCAGACGCGCCAGATACGGCCTGCGCCATTTATGAAACAGGCGGATTCTTCCCGATTCACACGATGTCAGCCAGCGCTGGCAATGCCGCAGTCGAGCGTCCGCGCGTGCAAATCACCACGCGCGCCGTGAAGTACCAGACAGCCCGGCAATTGATGCACAACGTCTTTCAGCGGTTGGACGGGGTGAGCAATCAGACCATTGGGAGTACCCGGTATCTGAGCATCGTGGCGGTCTCCAGTCCAGCCGCGATGGGGACTGACGCGAGCGGGCGCGCACGTTTCGTGGTCAATATGGACATTATTAAGAAGTTGCACACGAGTACGAGCACATAGGAAGGGTGAACCGTGGCACAAGTGGTCTTTTCCTGCGCTCACGTGCTGCTTGGCGCGCACGAGTTCTCAAGCCAGTTCACCGACGTGATCGTGAATCGCAGTAGCGAATCGCTCGACGTGTCGACGATGGGTACGGGCACCAGGAAGCATAAGGGCGGCGTGAAGGACGCCTCGGTGACTGGGAAGGGGTTCGTGAACCTCGGATCAAGCCTCATGGACGGCGTGATTTTTGGTGGCGTGGCCGCAGACGCCACGCTGGCGACGGTGTTTATCAACGGCATTCCAGTCGTAGCCTGTTCCACAGCCGGCGGATACGGGATGACGGGCGTGAGCGTCAAGCACGTGGTCGGCGGCAGTTACGGCCAGCTGCTCCCGTTCGATCTCGATCTCCAGACACAGCACGACCTCGTCCATGCCGTCGTGCTCGACAACGCGCTCTCAACAGCCTGGAGTACGGGCGCCAATACCGGCACGGCGATTCCGTTGTCCACGAGTGGGATGTCTACCGAGGAGAAGCTCTACGGCGGCTTTCACATCACGGCGCTCTCGACGGGCATCGTGAGCAATGGGATCTCCGCCGTGATCGCCGCGGCGTCATCAAGTGGATTTGCGACGAGCGATACGCGGATCACCTTCTCGGCGAAGACCTGCAAGTCTGGGACGTGGGCCACGCCGATCGCATCGAGCGCACTCAGCACGGATCAGCCCTTCGTGCGCGCCGTGATTACCGTCGCCACGGGGACAAGCACCGGCTATTCAGCGAGCGGTTTGATTTGGGTTGGGCATCAGTAATCGTCACAAGGAGTAGCAGATGGCAGCGGAAATTGTCTTCTCGAACGCGCTCTTAGCCGTCAACGGCATCGACCTCTCGGCCTATGTTCAGGACATCACCCTGAACTACGGGAGCGAGAGCCAGGATGTCTCCGTCATGGGGACAGGCACCCGGAAGCACAAGGGGGGCGTGAAGGACTGGTCGATCGATGTCAAGTTCCTCTACGACTGCTCGACGGGTGGACCGGAAGCCAGACTATTCGGGCTCGAAGGGACATCGGCCTGTGTCGAGTATCGCCCGATCAATGCCTGCGCGACAGAAGCGCGGCCGATGTTCTGGGGTATCGGTTCCATCTTCAATGGCCCGATCGGTGGGTCGTATGGCGGGATGCTCCAGTTCACGACCAAGATCGCCTCGTATGGCGATCTGACGCGAGCCACCGCGAGTTAGTCGTGAGGATTTCCGGCTCAGGTGGGCGGGTGCGCGTGGGGTATCAGACCGCAGCCACGTTGGGGCCGTGGACCCTCACCCGGACCAGGAGCGGGCCGATACCTGAATATGAGGCCGACGCCTCACTGTCAAGTTGCGATGCGTTCTGGAGCCAGCAAGGGCCGATGGATCTGGAATTAACGATGGGGCAGCGGATCTGGGCGTGGGCTCAGGTGCAGCCCTCACTCACGGCCGAGTCACTCACGGTCACGCTTCTCGGCGGGCCGTCGATTCACTGAAGGAGTTGTGGTGAGTAGAGCGTTTTTCGTGGAACCCGATCCGGTCACGCTGCCGCTGTTTGACGATGGGCAGTACTGGATCAGCGTCAAGAAGGAACTCAATGCCGGCGAGGACAAGCAACTCTCACAGGGCGCATTCACCAAGTTAACTCGTCTGAGTCAAGACGACTCGTCGCCGGCGCTTTCGATGGATCTTGAGGCCGCCGCGTTTCGGAAGGTGCTGCTCTATTTGCTCGATTGGAACGTGCCAGATAAGGCCGGCAAGACGGTGGATATCACAGTCTCTCCCAAGGCCAAGATGGACGCCCTGAAGGCGCTGAAACCCGCCGCGTTCCGGGAGATCGAACGGGTCATTGATGCCCATGCGCTGAGTGTGGAAAAAAACGGACCGGGCGGCGTCCCTACACCGACCGCGACCATCTCGTGATCTGTCGTTCTATGGGATGGTCTTGGCAGGACGAACAAGCAACGCCGCTGAGCGTGATTGACGAGATCGTAGACATGATCCAAGCCGAGAACCGGACATGAGCGACGCGATCACTGGAGGCGCTTACGGCACTTAGCGTCGGGGAACTTGAAGCTACGATTCGTTTGCGGGACGAATTAAGTACGCAACTCAAAACGGTTCAGACCAATCTGGGCGGTCTCGCTTCAACCGCCGCGACGGTCGGCAAAGTGCTGGGCGTTGGGTTGAGCGTCGGGACTGTCGTGGCCTTCGGGCGCGAAATTCTGCGCGATGCCGACGCGCTCGTGAAGTTGCACGATAAGACCGCCCTCTCGATTGGCGCACTCGTCGAGCTTCGGCGCGTCAGCATCGATAGCGGCAGTTCCGTCGAGGGGATGGCTTCGGCGATCAATACCCTGCAGCGCAACATCGGCAACGAGGATACCGGAGCTGTCGGAGCCGCAAAAAGGCTCGGCTTGAACTTCGATGCGCTGAAGAGGATGTCGCCGGAGGATCAGTTTTTTGCCGTGGCGAGCGCATTGCGTGGCGTGACTAATCAAACAGAATTTGTCACGCTCGGTGCGAAGTTGATGGGGCGTGGATTTGCCGAAGTGGCACCAGCTATTAAACAAGGCTTTAAGGATATCGACGAAAGTGCGGCCGAAACAATTAAAGCGCTCGATGCAGTCGGCGACGCGATCGGGCGAATCTATCAGAAGGCGAAAGATTTTGGCGGCGAGGGAATCGCGCTCAGTTTTAATATGGCAGCCAGCGCGATTGAGCAGTTAAACAAGGGGATGGCGATTGCGCTGACACTCTTCGGCGATAAGGTGATCATCGGCGCACCGGAACAGGCGTCGGCGTTAGCTGCCGCAGAAGCTCAAGCCGCCAAGACGCTCAACGTGGTTGATGCGTCGCTGCGGAACGTGGTCGATTCCACCGTTGCACAATCTAATGCGGAGCGTGTTCTTGGTGAGCAAACGCAAAAACTAGCCGAGGCTGAAGAGGTCCTAGTCACTATCTACAATAACAAAATTAGACTCCTTGAGACCGCGACAGACGCGAGTCTCAAGCATTACGGCTTTGGTGGGCAGATTGCGGCCTTATCGCAACTCGATGCGGCAGAGAAAGCTCATTCACTGGCAATTCTCGCGTCAATCAACGATGAAAAAACGCGCGCGGCAGTGATCGAGAACACGAGTGCTCGCCACGTTGAACTCATGAACCAGATTGCAGCCGTACAAGAACAACAAGCTGGCGTCGTGAATGCCGCAATCATGAGAGAAGCCACCGCACAAATAGAGCTTAACCGGCTCTGGGGCGAAGACGCCGAAGGGAATATTCTTCGGCAACTCTCTGCGCTTGAACTCTTGCAGGAGAAGATGAGAGCGCTCGACGCGACCAATGGCACGTGGGTCAGCACAGCGAAACAAAAAGCGCTACTCGAAAAACAGTTCATCAATGCGCTCGACGCGGAAGCGTCCGCCACGCAGGA